GTTTACGTTTAGTCCATACAGTTAGGTTCGTGTCAGACTCACTATCGTGATAAGCGACGGCATCATTGCCGTAAGCGAAATTTGCCACATAGTACTGTATAAGATCGTGGTCAGTTGTAAACTTTCGTGCAAGTTTTTCAAATAAGTATCTGTCATTTCTGTTAAAGAAGGCATCTCTCGATCCTTTCACGTTTGGGTTTTCAAAGACATTGAACTTATCGGTGGTAAAATGTAGCTTAGTAGCTATGTAGTACTTGTAAGCTCTAAAGCCATCCATATTAAATATCTAATGTTGCGTTCTTGGGAAGGTAGCCATCATTCTGGAAGTCGATTCTCATCTTTTCCTTTAGTGACTTATTGATTAGGCTCTTGATTTCAGATGGGTCAATAAAATTGACACTACAATATTCAAGCACTGCCTCTAAGTGGGTCAAACCCTTCTTCTGCCTAACAGCATTCTCGATGTAGGTAGAAAAAGAGTTTGAGTCTTTAAACTGGAGTTGCGACATTTTTGTATTTTTCTTTGAAGTAGTTTACGCTCTTGATAGCTGCCTGCAACTCTTCATACTCAGCAAACTTGCTGTTGTACAGTTTCCATACAGGGCTGTCAGAGACGGAAGGATCCATTTGTGAGTCAACTGCATCCAGATACTTGTCAAACCAAACGTCCATTTTCTTACGTTGGATCATCAAGTCAGTCAGCAGTGTATTTAGACCAGCAACGTCACGTTGGATAGTCAGGTCAAGCATTTTAGAATCGACAGAGTGGCGATTGAACATAATATATTTCTCCTTAACGACGCATTGATGAAATTTCGGTAGCCTCTTGGCTAGAGAACACAGGAACAGAATTGCTTTTGTGCATTGTTGCAACACCGAGCATTGCTGTGCCAGTGTAAACCTTTGGTGCTTTCATTGGTGTAGAACCAATACCAGTGTCACGAGATGGGTACTGCTTGCTATCCCGACCAGCAGGAATGGACAAGCTGTAGCCAGACTCACTCAGTGACGATGCACGATTGATCTTTTTCTTCGGTGCTTCATATTTTGCCATAAGTTTTTCCCAGCTAGAATCTAGCTCACGTTGTTTAGCGTTAGGTTTACGCTTCTTACTTTTCTGAAGAGTGGTGTGGATAATTGCCATACAGTTATTATACCGTAAAGATGAATAAATGTCAAGCGATAAGTTGCTGAATAGCAAACTTAGCTTCGGGGACAGACTTACACTTGTCGCCATTTACAAGGATGTTACGACTTGTAACCACCTTGACGTTAAGCCAGTCGGCTCTAAGCATTACAAAGTTTGGGTCTCGTTCTTTGGAAGGAACCTGACCAGTTGCAAAGAACATGGTGTCTCGCAACTCGTCAGATGCCAGCTTACGGAGAAAGTGTACATTAGCAACCATTACGCAACCTTTGACAGACGATCTTTGATCTCAGTGTAGAAGAGTTGGTACTTTGCAATTCTTGCAATGTCTTTCTCAGTCACACCCTTCAGTCGACGGATGTCAGTGTTATGACGTAAGTCAGCCATCTTAACACGCATCGCATCTTCACTGGCAAACACTGCTTCTTTGTACTCACCGTAGGTTTGACCACGTTGTTTAGTGAGTGCCTTCAGACCAGTGATAACACGCTCAGAGATGCCAGCTGCACGCAAGTCAACGTAAGTGGTGTCGGTGTCTTCAATAACGTCATGACCCAAAGCCATACACATCAATTCTTCGTCATCAGACTTTAGGTAGTGCATCACTTTCAAAGGATGTAGAATGTAGGGGTTGCCACCTTTGTCAAACTGTCCATGATGAGCATTGACAGCAATATGTAGCATCTTGTCAAGCATCTCGCCTCTTTTCATATTCACCTCACACAAAATCAAAAGCAGATTCAGAACCCATGCGGCTAAGAACGATGCCACACTTGAATTTCTCGATCAAAGCAGTTTCGAGTTTAACAGCGTCCTTAACTGGACATTCAACGAACAGAGAACCGTTCATAAACTCAGCTGAGTACTCGGGCAATTCACGAAGAACTTCACGAACCACAGACAGAACACGCTTTTCAAAACTCATTTCGATCTCCTTCTCTCTTAACATGTAGTTATTATACAGCACTTTGGAATAAACGACAACAAGTTTCTGGATAACCCTACAGGTTTGAGGGGTTTAGAAAGCAAAAAACCCTCTAAAATAGAGGGTTTTCGGAGTAATCCAAAAGGTTTACTTTTTAATAAGTGTAGGGGCGTCTGCTCGGTGGGAGCCAGCAGCGTAGACCACGCAAATTGTGTCCGTAGGTTTGGAGTACGAACAACGTGCTGCCATCGGGTCAACACCCTTTACAATAGCAGACTCAATGTTGCGTGACATCAATTCGTCCTTCTTCACTTCGTAGTAGGAGATTGCTCCAACTAAAGTGATGAACGATACTGTTGCGCAACCAATAGCTAAACTCTTTACATCTATCATTTGTTTTCCTTATTTCAGATCTTTAACCGTATCACAGATACCCAACTCCAACGCTTCATCTGGTGATAGCCAAATGTCTTGCGGTGGCAGTAGGAATTTGCGAATCGCTTCTTCTTTCAAACCAGTGCACTTCTTGTAGTGAGAAATCATGCGGTGAGTGGTTAAGTCGTATTCTTTGACTTGAGCCATCAACTCATGTTCTTTACCGAAGGAACCCCATGAATATTGGTGAGACAAGATTGACGTGTTCGGTGTTAGAATACGATAACCTTTCTTACCAGCCAAAAATAGAAGCAAGCCAGCAGAAGCAATAAGACCAAGTCCAATAGTACGGACAGGAATTGCGCTACCTCTGATCACATCAATTAGTGCGAATGCCGCATGCATGTCGCCACCTGGACTGCAAATAATCAAGTTCAATAACTCTGGCTTTTCTTCAGCATAGTTAGATTCAAGCACCCACTCAATAGCTGGGCGCATAGAATTCATGCTAACTTCCTCCATAAGCAAGTAGAACGAGTGGTTTGATTGCTCCTTGCTCAGCAAATCGAGATTTAGTTTCTGCATCATTTGTGCCATTGTGTACATCACCTTTCTTAAATTTATCACTCTTAACATAGAAGATATGTCTTCCAATCTTAGTAGTGACGTTTAGGTTCTTCCAGTTTGGTCGAACGTAATCAGCATGGTAAAACAGAGCACCCTTAGTCGGGTCTTCAATGTTACCATAATTCATATAGATGTCCAAAGCAATTGCTAGGATCTCATCATATATTTCTCTTTGTCGTGGAGTCAGGTTATGGGTGATAGCAGCGTTACGCTCTCTATCCTGACACCACCATGAAAATTGACAAGTGCCTCTTATCTTTTCTTTCACTACTCCGCAAATGCTGTCTTCATAAAGATTGCTGGTGACTCTATTGAGAGTGACCATGGCAACAGCGACTTTGCCTGTATGCGGTTCATTACCTGCTTCGTAAAAGATGTTGTCGGCTAGACACTTCACTTCTTTCTGAGCACCAGTTGTTAACTGATACCAAGATGCCTTCATAGGCGCTTCAAACGTGTTGTCTAAAACCACGTGGGTTGTTGTAAATATAGCCAGTATAAAAATTAATGTAGATAGTATGATTTTTTTAGGTGTTATTGTGAACACAATCAATCTCCTTAATTAGTTAAAATCAGAAGGTGTGTGTGCACACCAACTGATCGATCCCGTATCAGGTGGACTTCTTAGTAGTCTTTGTAGTATCTTGGGGAATGTTAGAAACGAAACCATTCAAGGCAGATGCCTTTGCAATGATATCAGTCTCTGATGGGATAGCAGGGAAACCTGGATGATCAGGGATCGTGCCTCCATTGAGTTTAGCAGATTCGACTTTCATTTGCCAGTCGTTGCTAATTTGTTCACGCTTACCGTAGTATTCGTCGTTAAGCATGTCTTTTGCCATCTGCAGAAGTTGCAAACGGATTTCAAATGGCGTTAGGTTTGCCATAGTAGTTCTCCTTAGTTGTGATGTGTAGTGTAGTAGGTGCTTTAACGACAACACCCAAGTCGCTTCCCATCGAGTGGGAGACATAATTATTTAGGCAGAATTACTTCTTGTCTTCAGCTTTTTTCTTTGGAGTAGGCTTTGGAGACTTTGGTGGTGGAGGGCAGTTACCCTTCTTGTCACGAGTCACACAATTTGGTTGTTCTTTAGCTGCGGATGCAGGTGCCTTTGCTGGCTCAGCTGCAAAAGCGGACAAAGAGAACGCCATAGCTACTAATACGAATAGATTTTTCATACGTTAGTCCTTTAAGATGAATGGTGGTGGTTATTCTGTTACGAGGAAACCACCGAAACCCTAGCAGTGGTTAAGCTGCAATGCGGAAACTTTCGTCATTTGCATTTATTTTGTTTTGCTTCTGCGACCGAGTTACCCCAATCCTACGGGTTTCACATTCCCGAGTTGCCGTCTCTACTATCTAGCCCTGTCGAAACCAAGTACACCCCCATCAAAAATGAACACTAATCTCAACGAAATATAAAAAGATAGATTTACTACCTTTACACCAACTGACATATCCAAACTTTGGACTGTCAGAAAATCGTTTCATTACTTTAATTTTCATATACATATTCACTTTTGGTGGAGGTGGGGAGATTCGAACTCCCGTCCAGAACTCCTTCATTTTGAAGGGATTACAACCATCCTTTTAGTATACCTCACTTCTTCTCAGAAGTAAAGTATTACACGCCACGCAATGATTTATATTGCTGACGTACTTCGATAAACTTTCCAATCCACTCATCTCGTTTCTCAACAAAGACAAGAGGATCGTTATCATCTACAGCCATGATAATCACCAATCGTGGAACAGAGATTCCTGTTCGTTCTTCGAAAGCAACAGCATAAGCTGCACATTGCATAAAGTAGTTATGAATATCATCACGACTCTTGATACGCTTGGAGGTCTTGAAGTCAATGACTGACAACTTACCTCTAAACTCAGCAATACAATCAACAGTACCTGCAACTTGCAAGTGGTCAGAGTATAAAGGTTTCTCTAGTGCTCTGATGTTGTTTATGTCATTGAGGACTGGTACAAGCGAATGCCACATATGGTACTCGAAGAAGTCTGGTTCAACTGCCTCATTGTTGAGATAATTCTCGCAGAGGCTATGAACACGTGTTCCTCTTTTCGCTGCGGTTGTTGAGATTCGGTTGGCTTCTGCGTCTCCGACTCTTTTTCGCCATGCGATGATGGCTTCTTTTCCGAGCAAACCTGTGACAGTGGTAACACTGGGGTAAGCATTCCCCGATGGTGTTCGATATACTCGAGAGCCATCGGCAGCTGTGTCACGTTCAAGTTTTGGTATGTCATGATGTATATGTTCAAACATAATTAGGTCAGTAGGTGAATTGCTTCGTTGTAGTGTTTAATGCGGTCATCGAGACCGATGAAACCCCCATTTATTTTCTTAGTCATCAACTTAATGTCGCCAGCATCTGCTTGGACGTTTAGTTTGTTTTTATTCCAGAACCAAATAGCTGACATCAAGGCAAAGTCACGATCGCTCGTAACCCAGTCTGGATTCTCAACTACGTTTTCCCAGTCTTCAAACATGTCCTTGGCAAACTGTGTATAGTTGGCACGTCCAGTCAACTGGATCGGACCACGTCCACGGTATTTGTAACCATCACCAGATTCTGGAGCACCATTACCCATGCGGTTAGCATAGATTTTATTGGCAATCATTTCTGGCTTGCGCTCATAAGGTTTAGCTGCTTCTTCAGTAGGGAAATACTTCTTGAAGATACCGCACAAACCTTTAGCGGAGTAATTAAGGTTTTCCTCGAATACTGTCCAACCACCAGACTCATGTCCGCATTGCGCTAGGAAAGCTGCGACACGTTCTGGTGTGTTGATGTCATATGTAGGAAAAACCTCATTCATTGAGGTTGCCCAAGACTCAGGGTCTTGTGCCCTTGGAAATAGGTGGTGAAATTGTTCTGCTGTGATCATTATCGACTCCTTCAGAGAGATCTTCGAACTTTAACTTCGCAAGGATGTAATCCTTTACGAGCGATGAACGAACGATATCGTCGGGAGTAAACTCGATCTTTGTAAACGCACCCATGTGGTATGCGATATCAAAGAACTTCAGAATGCCAGACATATCGTTCTTCTTCTTATTTAGATCCGTTTGGCGGTAATCTCCGCACCACATGATCTTAGAACGATAGCCGACACGTGTCATAACAGTGTCAATTTCCTCGAAAGTTAAGTTTTGCATCTCGTCAACGATAATGATAGCATCATCGAAAGACATACCTCTAATGAAAGAAGTGGAGATGAATGAAATGTGACCCTGTTCTTCAAGACGATCCCACGCATCTTTCCTGTCGAACAAGGTCTCACAAATTTGTCTATATGGTTGTTGGAAGATTTCCATCTTCTCGTTGACATCGCCTGGAAGGTGTCCAATCTCTCGTGACTGAACTGCGCTTCGCACAACGATGATTTTATTGAATGGGTTACTCTTATCGAGCACTTCTTCAATTGCTTTATACAAAGCACAGAAAGTTTTACCAGTACCTGCTACACCATGAAGTGCAACAAAATAGTCTCCTCTTTTATAGGCATCAAAGAATTTCTTCTGATTGTCTGTTAATGGCTGGAAGGTCTTAAGATGATCTAAACGAATCTTTAATGCATTCGTTGCTACGCCTCTTTCTCCACGTCTAGCAGTGTCTGTAGATGCTGTCGTTTCTGGCGTAGGATTTTTTCTTGCCATGCGGTAACTCCCTGTTGTTATAAGTCTAACGTACTCCCTGGTGTACGTGCGTGAATTTGCTGTAGAACATCTTTAAATCCGTTATCGATTTTGCGTACACCTGCACGCATAGGATCCATCATCATTGGAGCGCCTGTGATTAGAGTTTCGAGTTGGGGATTTTGGTTGCGATATTCATCTAGCTCTGATATCTTCATGAACTGTTCGAATTGCTCGCCAGTTTCTTTATTGCGGAATGTGTAAGTCGGCATCGGTTTCCTTATCAAGTCACTTATGTATTTAGTATCCATGACGGTGTGTCACGATGTTTCCAGCTAAACATTCTTTGTTTGTCGCCGAGATAGTAGTTGCGGTATGACTGAACAGAATCACCAGCAACCTTATAGTGGTCAGGCATGGCTGGAGTCGGTTCAGTGAATGGAGCAATAGGAAGGTTGCGTGGAAAGTTATTCTTGAGATGTTGCATCAAACCATCACGTTCGACTTTATGCACTTTACCGTAGCGATGTGTGTACTCGCCACAGAGCACCTCAAGCATTTCTGCTAGCCACATGTAATTTTGGACATTGGCTCTACACCAAATAGCACTAGGATGATTGACGTGAGTAGCAGAGTAAAGTACAGAATCACGATCGTCAGGTAGTATGTACGATGTCTTTTTTCGTCCAGTGGCTGAAGTGCCAACAGACAAAGTGCCATCAAGGACACGATGTGCGGTAGATAGTAGTTGAGCATATTCTAGAATCATTTTGACGACATGCTTGTCGACGTGTTGTTGAGCACATTCACGTTGGTCTTCGCTTAGGTAAAAGATGTTCATTTTGTAGTTGTCTCACACGGTTTGTCAAATAATCTTCAATCGACCTTGATTTCTTGATTTGTTCATCAAGAATTTCTTTAGCCTGTTCTTCCACTTGCTTCATCACTAATGGTGCTGGTTGCTGCATCGGAGCCATGACAGCATTCATTGCATATGTTCTCTGCATCGCTCTATACTCATCTGTAGTCATAATAACAATACCAGCAACGGCTGATATGGTATCGTCTCTATGATTCCTCTGAGTGTGGACAGTCATCTTATTATACACCACTTCACGGAATTCATCAATCAGCCTTCCACGAATCATTTCTTGCATATCAGATTCAGTCGTGGTTCGATGCAACATCGGAGACATTGTCATCTTTGCAAAATGTTCGTGTTCACTTGCCATGTAGTGCATCCAGTGCAGGAATTTGTAATAACAACCCATCGAGAGTGTCTAACGTTTCTTGTGACTTAGAATCAAGGTGTAAGATACCATGACCACCCTTAGCGTTGAATGGTGTAATGCAACCAATCGAGTCATCGATAAGAATAGAATGAGAAGTTGCGTACTGTGCCTTCTCCTCTTTGCAACGAACGAAGTTTGCCTTCCATGGAAGGTTATGTTTGTTGAGCCATTTTTGTTTCTGCTCTTTCGCTGCATTACCTTGGAATGGATCGAACGTGCCCATTGAAGTTAGGATTTCAATATTCACTGGAAGACGACAAACATGGTTTAGAAGTTTCTGAGCGTTTGGCATGAAGTCGAGATCTTCAAAAATCTTATGTTCAATAACAGCTTGACGGAATTTCTTCTTATCCCAGCCAGTATCAATCTTAAGATATGCTTTGTGGAAGTCCGCAAGCACACCGTCCATATCAAGGTAAAGCGTAATCATTTTGTGAATCTCGTAAAGTCAGGTGGTTTCCAACCTTCTGGTTTAAGGATCTTGCCGTCTTCACGACGACGAACCAAGCCAGTGACTGGATCAATTTTAGAAAGGTTACTCTTTGCACCTTCGTCCCAGATGGATTCGCAATCCCATCCACGAGACTTCATGTAGCCGATGATAACCCACATCATATCGAAGCAAGCATCAATCTGTTCAACGTCATCGCTTGCAGCTTCTGCTTCCCAGAACTCTTCAACTTCTTCTTTGATGAGTTTCTTATACAACTCAGCTTGATCAGAAACCTTTTGTTGTGGAACTGATGGAGTCTCTTGACCAACAGCTGCTAGAAAGACGCTCACGTCTGTAAATACTTTACTCATTTTGTTTCCTTAATAGTTGTAGGTTGCCAGTTGTCAATCACATCACCATACTGAACGATGACACAAATGAATCCAATGCAAAGTGCAATGGCAGCAAGATATCCAAGAATTGGTGTAATGTCCACTTTAGTAATCACGACCTTCTCCTTCTTTAGTGAAGAATGTGCCCATCTTTGCATTGTCAGTCCAAGTCATACAGTAGTTATTATCTTCGTCGCAAATGCGCAAGGCTTCTTCTTGCGACACAACACGATGCGACACAATCGTTTCACCAAGATGTTGCTGAGAGAACTCTTTAGCCTCGTTACACACAACAGTGTCAAGCGCAAACTCAGGATGGTCAGCTGGTGCTTCTACCATGTAG